TTCCAAAAAATAAAGGAACTTCAGTTGTATCTGCTATAAGTGAATCTGTTATTGATGGTCTTACTTCTGTTAATGCTTCTGGTTATAGCGATACATTTAGTTGTACCCCAAGAGTTACTGATATAAATGGCCCAACGATGTTACAAATAGAAGATAGAAGTCATTTTATTAGTATTCTTTCTTGTCAATTTACCGCTAATGCCTAATATAAGTATAATATAAATATTATATTAGAATACTATGGAAGCGATTGAACTCCTTAAAAACAAATTTGGTGTTAGCCAAAAATATAAATATGAAGTTAAAGATGGAGAAGAAACAATATTAGAAATTTATTGGCATCCTTTAACTATTGCTGAAAGAGAATCAATACTTGCAAAATCCAAAGGAGATGATGGTAACGAGTTTGCTTTAAATCTTATGATTGAAAAAGCATTAGATAAAGATGGTAAAAGACTATTTCAAGAAGGTCATAAGGCTTCTTTACGAAGAGAAATAAATGCTGGAGTTTTACAAGATATACAGATGGCAATGATGACATCAGGAGAAGAATTAAAAGTGGAGGAAGCGAAAGCAGCGTTAAAAAGCTAATAAAGATTGGTATTTAATGTTTTTTCTAGCTAAAGAGCTAGGAATGACAATAAAACAACTTACAGAAAATTTAACTAGGGAAGAATTAATAGCTTGGGCAGCTTTTTTTGAGTTAAAACACGAAGAAGAAGAGAAATATAAAGAACAAGTGCAAAAAAAACAAGCCATGAAACCCAGAAGGCGGTAATATAGAAGTAATTTATTGGGTCGAGTAAATGGCAGCAGAGTACGGAATTAATATTAATGTCAGGACTCAAACTCAGCAATTAAAAAATCTACAGTTACAACTTAAAGCTGTAGATAATCTAGCCAAATCAATCAAGGCACAACAGATTGCTCCCGAACTTAAGGGAGGTTCTCCAGAATTACTTAGGAAATTTAAAGATAGAATTGCACAAATAAGAAATGAAGTAATTGTTACTAATAATGCGTTTGTAAATAATACAAAACAAATTAATAATAATGCTGGTCAAATAAGAGGATTTTCTCAGGCATTACGGGATGCCAGAGCAAATGTAAAATTATTTAGTGGAGAATATAATGTTTTAACTCAAGGTATTCAAAAGGCAGATTTTACTGCAAGATTTAAAGAAATAAAACAATTTAGCAGAATTGCAGCGAATCAGGCAGCTAATTTAGGTGGTGCTATTCCAATGGCAAGAGGTACTACTTTTGATGATTTAATGGCATTTACGCCAACAAATACTAGAGAAGCTGTAAATGAATATATAGGTTTTTTAAGAACTCTTGAAGCAAGATTAGATAGAACAGGCGATAGATTTAAACAGGTTACCGCAAGAATAAAAGAAATGGAGACTCAACTCCGTTCTCCAGTAATACAAGATACAGCTAATCAAACTTCAAGACCTGCTGGTCCTAGACAGGCAATGGCAGGAGAAAACTTTTTTAACAGAACTCTTGGACAAAATAGACAATTTCAAGAGGGTGGTTTATTTTTTGAACCTGGTGGATTTGCTAGTAGAAGAAGAAATGCTCTTAGTAGTGGTCTAATTGGTGGAGGTTTTCCTCTGTTATTTGGTCAAGGAGTTGGAGCATCAATTGGTGGTGGTGTTGGAGGTATAGCTGGTGGTGCTTTAGGTGGTGGATTAGGATTTGGTCTTTCTATTGTTGGTACTCAAGTAGGTAAACAACTTGATGTTTTAGTAGCATCAGCAAAAAAAGCTGGCGATGCTTTAGCTGATTTTAATAAAGACACAACTACTTTAATAGCATCACTAGGTTTAACTAATTCTGCTTTTAGTCAAAGAATACAATTATTGGAACAAGCTGAAGGAAAAGAAGCTGCCTTTAATGTTGTTCTTGCTCGTACTACAGCAATAGTTGGTCAGGGTGGTGTTGATGCATTAAAAGAATTTGGTGATCAAACAAGACAAATAACACAAGGATTCAGTCAGTTTTTCTTGATAGTACAAGCTGGTCTAGCAAGAATAATATCTTTTTCAAGAATATTGAAAGGATTAGGAGATGGATTACAAAATCTTACTGTAGGAGAAAGATTAAGAAAATCATCAAGTCCACAATTACAAGGCATAGGTAATCGAATAGCAGAGTTAGAAGGTAAAACTGGTAGATTGACAGGACAAGAAAGAGTAGAGCTTAGAGGATTAAAAGCGGAAGGTATAACAGGATTAACAGAATTTGATAAAACAGAAACAAACAGATTAGGTTTTGATGCAATTTCAAAAAGTATGAGAGAAGAAATTGAATTAACAAATGCAAATACATTTGCTAAAAGACAAAAAATAAAAGCAGATAGACAAGTAAATGATTTAGCAAAAGAATTCCAAGAACTTACAAAACAAACATTAAATCCAGATCAATTACAATTACTTAGAGATTATGTTCAAGCTACAAATGAATTAGCTTTAGGTTCAAGACTTGTAAATGATGAATTAGTAAGACTTGATGAAGAATTTATAAAATTAAATGATAGTGGTTTTCAAATAGTTGAATTATCAAAAACAATTGGTTCATCTTTTTCAGAATCATTTAAAGGAATCATCAATGGAACAATGAGTGTTCAGGATGCATTTAGAAATATGTTTAGTCGAATAGCAGATCATTTCTTGGATATGGCTGCACAAATGATGGCTAATCAATTACAACGAAGTATTTTAGGAATGTTTGGTGGTTCAATATTTGGTGGAGGATTTAATGGATTAAGTCTTTTAGACGGAATGGCTAATCCCTTTTCTGGTCCAGCTAGTACAGTAAGTCCGTTTCTTGGGTTTGCAAATGGAGGTAGACCTCCCGTTGGTAAACCTTCAATTGTAGGAGAACGTGGTCCAGAATTATTTACTCCAGGTGTTTCTGGAACTATTACACCTAACGAAATGCTTGGTGGTTCAACCAATATTGTAGTAAACGTAGATGCTTCTGGTTCTTCTGTTGAAGGTGATGAAGATGAAGGTAGAGCTTTAGGTGTTGCATTATCAGCAGCTATAGAGACAGAATTGATTAAACAGAAAAGACCTGGAGGTTTACTTGCATAATGGCTACTTTTCCATCAATCACACCAACATACGGACAACAAAAAAGATCCGCACCAAATACTCGTACTGTTCGTTTTGCTGATGGCTATGAACATAGAATATTATTTGGACTTGCTGCTCATCAAAATCCTAAAACTTATAACCTTACTTTCAATGTGTCAGAAACAGACGCAGATACGATAGAAGGCTTCCTTGATAGTCGTGCCAATGATAGTGCCAGTTTTACTTTTACTCCACCAGGAGAAGGGTTTACAAAGACAGGAACTTATTCTCAGTCAGGTACTACAGTAACAATTACAATTTCAAGTCATGGTGTGGCTGTAGGAGATGAACTTACTATTGATTACACTTCTGGATCGGCAACTGATGGTACTTTCCTTGTCGCTTCGGTAACTGATTCAAACGTCTTTACTGTTACTGCTGCTGCTAGTGCTACTAACAGTGGAAATGTTTCAATTACTTTATCGGGTGCTGGACAATATGTTTGCGAGACTTGGAATAAATCTATACCATATAACAATAGAGCAACAGTACAAGCAACATTTAGAGAGGTGTTTGAACCATGAGCAGTTCTGCTATTGTCAGTAATCTTCAAAATACAAACCCATCGGCAATAATTGAACTTTTTACTTTAGCTTTAGATAGTAGTTTGCATGGTGCTACTACTGTTTATCGTTTTCATTCTGGTTCGTCTTTAAAAGATAATGGAGAAATAGTTTGGGCTGGTAATAGTTATCAAAGATTTCCAATAAAAGCAGAAGGTTTTGCTTTTAGAAAAGGACAATTACCTAGACCGACATTGACTGTTAGTAACGCACTTGGAACTATTACAGCTATTTTATTGAATGTAAACACAACAACTACAGGTAATGATTTAACGGGTGCAACTGTTACTCGTATTAGAACTCTTGCTAGATTTTTAGATGCTGTTAATTTTCCTGGAGACATAAATCCTTATGGAACACCAGATAACACAGCAGAGTTTCCGCAGGAAATATATAAAATTGATAGAAAGTCAGCAGAAAATAGAGAAGTGGTTCAATTTGAATTAGCTGCTGTATTTGATATTGCTGGTATTCGTGCTCCACAAAGACAATGTACGAGAGCTGAATTTCCTTCTATTGGTACTATTGCAACATGAATTGGCAAGAATCTGCACTTAATCACGCTGAAACAGAAGATCCAAAAGAATCTGTTGGGCTTTTGTTGAATATAAAAGGTAAAGAAAGATATTATCCTTGTCGTAATTTATCAATGACAGCACATCAATGCTTTA